TCACACCGCAACCCCACCGCCAAGCGGGTTTAACGTCACCGCATGTTGCAGATAATCCGGCGCGAGATGAGCATAAACCATCGTTTGCTGAATGCTCGCATGGCCAAGGATCTGCTGTAACGCGATGATGTTCCCGCCGTTCATCATAAACCAGCTGGCGAACGTGTGCCGTAGCACATGCGTTGCCTGCCCGCGCGGCAAGTCTGGTTTCACCTGCCGCAGCCGTTCACAGAAGTTTTCATAATCGACTTTGAACAATGGTCCGGCTTCCCGGGTCCTGATCTCCTTTTCCAGCGCTGTCGATATGGGAACCGTGCGGTTTTTCCCGTTTTTGGTTTTCAGGAACGTCACGCGACCGTGAATAATCTGTTCAGCGCGTAGAGTGCTGCCTTCACCCCAGCGCGCGCCGGTACTCAGGCAAAGCAATGCAACGCGGCGCTCGTCGCCGGTGAGCGTGTCAAGCAACTGGCCGATCTCTGGTTTGGTTAGATAGGTCATGGCCGCCGGGGTTTCTTTCAGCGGTTCAAGGCCTTTGAGGGGGTTTTCTTGCCTGAACTCTTCGAGCTTTATCAACGCGCTAAACATGCCGGAAAGGCGGTACATATCACGATTGATCGTGGACGCGCTAATGCCGTCCGCCAGGCGTAAGCCGCGATGCTGCGCCAGCGTGCGCTTGCTGAGACGGTTAACCGCAGGATCACCGAGCGCGGTTATCGTTTTCAGCAAATGCCGTTTTTCAATTTCGCCATTTTCCTGCGCCTGCCCGTACAGCAACCACCATGCATCAAGCAATTCGCCTAATGTCCGGCGATCTACGCTCGCGCCCAGCGACTCTTTCTTATCCGCGTTAGCCATCACGTAACGCGCAAAAAGCACGGCCTCGTGTTTCTTCTCAAACCGCCTGCGGATGCGCTTTCCGTTGCGCCCGCGAGGCCAAATGTCTACCTGATATTGACCACCTTCGAGCTTCTTAATCGACATAGCGAAGCCCTCCGGTACTGCTACAGATCGAATGGCTTTCTATCCATTCGATGAATGCGTAATGAAGTGTTAACCAGTCTTGCGGCCTGAGCGGTGAGAAATTTCTCTGCTTTGCCCATCAGGGGAGAGAACCGGTTCAATCTGTCCGGCTTCAGGTATGGTGGTATCAGTCATTAACCAGAGCGTATATTTTGCAAAGCGAGGATGTTGGGTGATTTTCAATAATATCTCGCTGCCGACTCCCTCTCTCCTTCCCATTTCATAGTGTTTTTGCGTGCCTGAAGGAATACCTGTCAATTCAAAGAATTGCGTCCTCGATAAACCTTCTGCATCCCTTATCGCACGAATTTTTTGCCCAATAGCAGTTGACTGGGTCTCATTTGATACCATATGCTTCTCCTTGTTGGGTCTCAATTGATACCATTGAAACAAGCAAACGGCGCGCACAGTACCCCTGAACGAGTTGTAAGCCGCCGAACACCAAAGGAGATTATTGCACATGCAGAGGGAACATCAGGAGAGTTACATTCAGCTTAAACATCCGATTGATGCAGTACCCGCCGCAAAATTTGCAGAAATGATCGGCAAGACGGCCAAGGCTGTGACCAATATGGTTGGCGAAGGAAAGTTGCCGGTCATTCCAATGAAGAACCCGGACGCGCTAACAGGACGCGCAGAAAACTGGGTATACCTGCCTGAGTTCAACCGCGCAATGCGTGACGCTTTCTACAACCGCCCCAAAGAACAGCGCGACGCCTGGCTGCTCTGGATTGGGCTGTGAGGGTTAGCTATGTGCCTTTTATTATCACCTCAGCTTTCCACCGGGCAGCGGGCCACGTTTCACAGACGTCACCGGCTTCACCATCCGGGAAATATAGAAAATAATTATTTAGTCGATATGCAAAAAGGGCTCGTTATTAAAACCGAACGCGGTGTATTTATAATAACGAATAAAAAACTTATCAATAAAGCAATTAAATCTATTTCACACGATGTTGATAGCCAGCAATTAAAAAAGGGGAAATAGGAGTGACTATATCTTCTAAGTTAATTAAATTAGGTCGCCACGCTTATTTATATCGCGGGTTCACGATTCAGGAATGCCCGCGCAATCCTTTCACGCAGAGAGCGTCTTACACTATTTCCAGCGGCGGGAATCACTACGGGCGTGATTTCGCGCTTGCCGACGCGATCAGAACCGTTGATAACATTTGCCGGGGTGGCAGCTATGCAAAGTGAATGCCCGTCGATGGCAAGCCTGCTGCGCCACGGCTGCAAAGTGACGCACTTCAAAAACTCACGCGGCTGGATTGAAACGCCAGACGGAAGATTTTTTAAACCCGAACCGACGCGCGTGCAATTTATCAAGGAAAGGAATAAGCCGTTTATTTATGCCGGGAAAATAAAAAAGGGGGCTTTACGCACGCTGCTCGAATTATTTAAAAAGGCGATCTAACCCATTCGATTTTTAACCATCATTTTTGTATTACCGTCATTTTTAAATATGACGGCGGTTAAACTCATCTGATTAAGAGGGATGCACCGTGACCGCACTGTCAAAACGCGACCAGCTTAATTTTATTTTGCATAAATTAATTCCGGCCATCGTCGAAGAGGGGATGACCATCAAAACCCGGCACGATGGCGAAGTGACTTTTAAAGCCACCGATCCCGCCGTCATGGAATTTATCGACGCAACCCGCACACGCATCAGCAACCAGTTGCAACGCGCTGCCGCGCCTTCCTCGCCATATGGAGCATGACGACATGCAAATGAGAAATAGCGAAAAGCGGAAATTTCAGGTGGCGAGCCCATCCCTCAGCCGCCTGCCGGAGCACACGCAAAGAAGAGCGCCTGCGCATGCCGGTGAATGATCCGGGCGCGTAAATCTGGTCGCTGCATCACATCAGCGTGCAGCGATCTGCCGGCGCGGGCAGAAGAGACGCGCAAAAAAGCCGGGGAAGTGGGCGGCGTGATAGATAACAAGGAGGTTTTTGATGGCCGGATTAACCGAGCTTTTAAACGAAATCGGTGATGAAAATTTGTCGTTTCAGACGCTTCACCAGTCTGTAACTGGTGCCGCGAAAAAACGCAACGGTGACACTGAAGTGAAATTCGTCACCACCGGCATCAGGCCGGGGGATCTGTATGGCCGCCTGAAAAAAACTGCGGTCATTGTGTGGATGGACGCTGACAAATTCGATGCCGCGCTGCTGAGTCTTCAGAATAAGGCTGATTAGTCGTGACCGCAGTAAATCGCGGGCGTTACGCGCCATCTGATCCGCCACCGTTTCCGGGTAGTGCGGAAGATGCTATCCGCTACGCTTACGCGTGGAATCAGCCGCGGCCAGCGGAAGGGTGGGAAACAGACACCAGGCGTGATGGCTTCGGCTATCTCACACCCAACGGCACGCGAAAACAGCTCACCTTTGCCGATCTGGCCGAAGAAGACGAAAAGCCCGATCGCTGCAAATTCCTGCGCCGCCGCCTGGCGGCTTTGCCGCAGTACCTCCGCCACCACTATGCCCGCAAGCTGGAAACGCTGGACGCGCGCGATCGCCGGGCTGGCGACCGCTGGCTGATTAACACCTTCGAACGCCACATCCTTTCCCGTATCGACACCGTTAACGAACGTTATTCGCCGGTGGGCGTAACACCCGGCGCACTGCTGCCGGTGCGCGAGCAGCTTTTGCGGTTGTTATGGGCGAGGAAAAAAGAGCTAAAACGCCTCGCGTATACGCTTGTCGATATCTTTACCAGCGAGTTTATACGCGAGTCGAATTACCAGCTTTCCCGCACTGGTGATCCGGCGTTCGCTGCGCTTTCCGGTTATGGCCGCATTGCTTCGCTGGCGCGTCATCTGAATACGCCGATCCCCGGCTGGTCTGCATACTGCAAAGAAGAGCTGGAAGCGGAAGACGCATTACGCATTGTGCTGCGTCTTGAGTCGCCCAAATGGTGGCTCAACCGCCTGCGCCGTATTCACGCGCGCTGGCGTGAACATTTGCTGATCGCCGCCGGTTACGTGCAGAAAAAATCCACGCCATATGCCAGCGCGCCATGCGTCAGCGAGTGGCACGCGCAAAAGAAGGCGAACACCAGATTTTTGCAAGCGATGGAGCTGGAAGACTAGGACACCGGCGAACGCACATCCCTGATCGATAAAGTTGCCGGGAGCGTGGCGAACCCGGCGAACCGCCGCCGGGAACTGATGACCAGAATGCGCGGGTTTGAAGATCTGGCGCAGCTACAAGGGCTGGTTGGTGATTTCTATACGTTAACCGCGCCGTCAAAGTTTCACGCGATGCAGCATGACGGCAAGCGCAACAACAAATACACCGGCGCATCACCACGGAAAACCCAGAAATACCTTTGCAACGTGTGGGCGAAAGTGCGCGCCGCGTGGAAGCGCCACGGCATTCGCGTTTTCGGTTTCCGCGTTGCGGAGCCGCACCACGACGCGACACCACACTGGCACTTATTGCTGTTCATGCGCCCCGATCACGTCGGGCTGGCGCGCGCCACTTTCCGCCAGTACGCGCTGGAGGAAGACGGCAACGAGCCGGGCGCAGACGAGAACCGCTTTAAAGTCGTGCCGATCGACAACGCGCGCGGCGGCGCGACGGGCTACATAGCCAAATACATTGCAAAGAATATCGATGGCTTCGCGCTGGACGATGAGAAGGACGACGAAACCGGCGAAGACCTGAAAGCGATGTCACGCCGCGTCAGCGCCTGGGCTTCACGCTGGGCGATTCGCCAGTTTCAGCAAATCGGCGGCGCGCCGGTCACGGTGTATCGCGAGCTTCGCCGCATGCGCGATCGCGATCTCACGCTTCACCCGGACATTTCACCGGCCCACGTTGCGGCCGATAGCGGCGACTGGGCCGGGTATATCACGGCGCAGGGCGGACCGCTGGTCACCCGCGACGCGCTGCGCGTGCGCCTGAGTTATGAAACCACGGAAAACGGTAATGACTTCGGCGATGACGTGTCGCGGATCTCCGGCGTCTATTCGCCGCAGGCGGGAAAAGATTCTTTAATTTTTACCCGCACCAGCGCTTACAAAATCGTGCCGAAGCTGAAGGCCGACGACACTGGCGAAAAGTTGGGCTTTTCAGGCGGCAGCGCCGCCCCTCGGAGTTCTGTCAATAACTGTACGCGGCAGGCCGCGCAAGGGTTTGACGGAGATTTACATGCCGACAGCGACGCAGCTGCACCGGCAGAAATAGCGGTGTTTGCCGGTGATGGCGCGACGGTGAATGTTGATGCGCTGACGCGCAAAGAGAAGCGGGAAATTGCGCAACGTTTAACCAGTGACGTTAAGCGGAAAAGGAGGAAACGGGGAACGCCGACACCGCCGCCGATATTAGAAGGACGCGAAACGATGATCGCGGAATTGCTGGCGGCCAAAGGGCTGGAGAGCAGCCCGGCGCTGGTGAAATCGGTGATGGCTGGCGCGGCTATCGCCTGCGGTGATCTGGTTTACAGCGTGGTGGACGGGCGCCTGGTTACACGCCGGCGCGGTGAAGACAAATCACCGGCGCGGGTGATGGCGACAAAGCAGCAGACCAGCAGCCTGATCAGCAGGATGAAGGCTGCATTTTGCAGAAAAAATGACGCCGCAGGAGTGGAATAAGGGGGAGGCATTAGTGGCCGATCTGCATCTGGCCGTGTGTGGGGAAGATGAAACGCGGTGAAGATAAATCACCGGCGCGGGTGATGGCGGCAAAGCAGCAGACCAGCAGACTGCTCAGCAGGATGAAGGCGGCATTTCGCAGAAAAAATGACGCCGCAGGAGCGGAATAAGGGGGAGGCATTAGTGGCTGATCTGCATCTGGCCATGTGTGGGGAATACGTCGATGCGATGAAACGCGGTGAAGACAAATCACCAGCGCGGGTGATGGCGGCAAAGCAGCAGACCAGCAGCCTGATCAGCAGGATGAAGGCGGCATTTCGCAGAAAAAATGACGCCGCAGGAGCGGAATAAGGGGGAGGCATTAGTGGCCGATCTGCATCTGGCCGTGTGTGGGGAATACGTCGATGCGATGAAACGCGGCGATAAGCCGGAAGAGTATCGTCTGGTGAACGCATACTGGTCGCGGCGTCTTATTGGCCGCCAGTACGAAAAGCTGATTATCACGACGGGGTATCCGCGCCGCGATGACGCCGAACGCCGGTTGGCGATGCCGTATCGCGGCTACGGGATAAAGACAATCACGCATAAGCACTTCGGCGGCGTACTGGAAAACGTGTTTGCGATCAACGTAACCGCAGCAAAAGAATAACTCCAGTAACCCTAGTGAATTGCATGTTGGGGTTATTGGGGTTACCTTGTTGAGAACAACGGAGCAGGAGATGAACAGCAGGAAGCTGATAGCAGAAATTCAGGCGGATGGGTGGGTGCTGATAAGAGTAACAGGCAGTCATCACCACTTCGTCCATCCAACAAAACCGGGGCTTGTGACGATACCCCATCCTAAAAAAGATTTACCGACTGGCACGGTAAAAAGCATACGAAAACAGGCGGGCATCCAGCCCGCCGTATGAGCGAGGATGTTTATGTATTATCCAATCGCAATCGAGGCCGGCGACGAAAGTCATGCTTACGGTGTGACAGTGCCGGATCTGCCTGGCTGCTTTAGCGCGGGCGATACGCTTGATGAGGCGATCAAGAACGCGAAAGAGGCGATCATCGGGCATATAGAAACGCTGGTCGAGCTGGGCCGCGATGTTCCACCGGTTTCCACCGCGGAAAAGTGGTCAAAAAATCCAGCGTTTGCCGGGTATACGTGGGCGCTTGTCGATATTGATGTGACTCGCCTGCTGGGCGGTTCCGAAAAAATCAACGTGACGCTGCCGCGCTTTCTGATCGACAGAATTGATCGGTGCGTTGCGACACATCCGGAGTACAAAACCCGCAGCGGGTTTCTGGCGCAGGCGGCTTTAGAGAGAATCGCAGGCATCAGATAAACGCAGGAAAACAAGCAGAAAGCCGCCGAAGGGCGGCTTTTTTATGGGTGAAATACGCCTGAAAACTAGCCGCAAAAACGACGTCTTAGCACGCACAAACACCCGGCGGGGCGCGACTTCGGCTGGTCGGCAAAACTGCACAAGAGTAAGGAACAGTTAGTGACGAGGCGGGAGGACAGGCGCGCGTCTTTCGCCATCTTCTCCGGCTTTCCGACCGGGCGAGGATACTGCACAAGCGTGCGATCGCGCGCCCGTTCCCACTCAGAGCGACGTCGCCAGCGATAGATCGGGTTGATGCCCACCCCGATTTTTTCGAAATCTCAATGACCCTATCCACCTGATTTTGCGCGGGTAATGAGGTCTTCGACGATATTCCTGGCGGCAGACTAACGCGCCCGCAGGTTCAACCATCCCGGCTTTGATTGTGGCACGCCTCTGACAAAAGCAACGCTTTGCGCCGGGCGGCCATCGGGGGGGATGATAAGCCAACTGGTTAATATCAACCGCTTATCACTGGCGCTTTGTCACATGCCAGTGATGAATTTTCCGCGTGGCGGTCGGGGGCGCAACAGAATGCCCCCTCGATCAGATTGGCGCGCGTAACTGAGGCGGTGTGAGACGTAAATAAAGGGATTTCGGCTGCAACTGAATTACAGGCAGGAGCGTTGGTTTATCTGCCTGATATCCGGCCGCCAGCGCAGCGAGAGATTGTGCAACTGTGGGACTCAGCGCGATATGAACAATTCAAACAGCGAGAAAAAAACAGTGAAATGGATCGCTACCCATCTGCCCATTATTTATGCGGTTTTGGCCGCTGTCAGCCTCTCTTCGCTGATGAGCCTTTATGACGGCCAGCCAGTTGTGAAGACCGTCACGGGCGCACTGGCCTGCGGCGTCATGACGGCGGTTCTGGCCACGTCTCTGGATTTCTTTGGCCTGCCGATCACCTCCGCAACACTCGTTGGCGCATCCGTAGGATTTATGGGCGCGGAAAAAATTCGGGACAAAATTACCAGTTTCGTCGATAGCCGGAATCGGAGAGTAAAAAGTGGGGAATAACTTTTCATTCAGCCAGCGCAGCGATAGCAACCTGCGCGGCGTGCACCCCGATCTGGCGCGGCTGGCGCGGGCAGCGCTGCAGCTTTCGCCGGTCGATTTTGGCGTGACCGAAGGGCTGCGAACTCTGGAGCGTCAAAAGCAACTGGTAGCCAGCGGCGCAAGCCAGACCATGAAAAGCAGGCATATCACTGGTCATGCGATCGACGTGTTTGCATACCCGACAAACGCTGGCTCCTGGGAGTGGAAATACTATGAGGCGATCGCCGCCGCCTTTAAGCAGGCAAGCGAAGCAATGGGCATCCCGGTCGAGTGGGGCGGCGACTGGCAGACGCTAAAAGACGGCCCGCATTTTCAGTTGCCACACGCGAGTTACCCGGCCTGATGGTGTCGTTTATCGGTCAATACTGGCTGAAGGTCATCACGGTGCTGATAAGTATCGCGCTGTTCTGGGCGGGAGATCACCACGGGGCAATGCAGGCAAATAACGCCTGGCGGATAAAGTGGGCGCAGCGCGATCGGGATGACGCAAACGCGCTGGCGCAACGGCAGGCGCAGGAAAGAGCAGAAGAGCACCGGCGACAGCGCGCAGCCGATGCAGAAAGGAAACAAGCCGATGAGGAACGGGCAAGTGCGCAGGCCGATGCTGATGCTGCTAAGCGTGCTGGCGACAAGCTGCACAAATCAGTCGCCGAACTTCGAAACAGCCTCGCCAGAAGTGAAACCGGCAAACTATCCGCACTTGCAGCAGAACGCGCGACAAGGGAAAAGGCCGGCATATTGCTTGCCGACTTGCTCCGCGAATCTGACGCGGCAGCGGGAGAGTATGCAAAAGAGGCTGACCGGGCTTACACCGCCGGGCGCAGTTGTGAACGGACATATGACGCAGTGACCGGCGTGAAGACGGTCAAAAAGTGAGGAAACATCATGGAAAAAGCACAAATCAGTAAAGTAGTAAAAGACACCTACGTTGTAACCGCCGGGCCAAGCGCGACACGCTTTCTCGACTATCAGGAAGCGATGGATAACCTGCCGCTGCTTATTAAAAACTTCGGTTTCCCGGCAGGGGTAAGCAAAGAAACGGTGTATATGATCCTGGAAACAATTGAATAACCAGTGCAGCGGGCATTCGCAGAGTGCCCGCGACAGTGCGTATTCATTAAGGAACCGGCACATCGTAAACGCCGGTTTACGGTGCTTGGCGGCCGGCAAAAGCGGATTTAAGGCCGTGATCGACAGCGGGAACTGGACGATTACGCGCGGCGTTCATTATATGGCTGGCAGCGGGTTTACCACATCGCCAGCGCCGGAAGTGAAGAGCGCCGACGGGGCGGCAGAAAGTGACGATTCAACAGCGTAGACGTTATACTTGCGGCGATATTAACCCGCAAGAAAGGAGGCGCACGTATGGCATTACGCTGCCCTCGTTGCCGCGCAGCGGCAAAGACCCGAACCAGCACCGAACTAAGCCCATTAGTGCGGCGCAGCTATCACCAGTGCCAGAATCTGACGTGCGGTTACTGCTTCACAAGCATGACCCATATTGATGGCCCGCTAAATGAAGTCAAAACCGTACCCGGCGCAACGGTTCCGGATGTTTTCCCGCGAAGTCACAAGGGGGACGATCAGATATCGTTAGCGCTATAAAAATAACCCGCCTTTCGGCGGGTTTTTTATTTATCGAAACTTTTTCACCTGCTATGTTTTACGCCGGTTAAATAACTATTTCTATGGAGAGAAATAAAATGGCGTTAATTCATTGCCCGGAATGTGGAAAAGAAGTCAGTGATTCCGCATTAAAATGTCCATCCTGCGGGCAGCAAATAAGAAAACCGAAACGAACATTATTCGGGAAAGTGGTAAAATGGATATTTATTATATTCAACATATTTATGATTTATTGCCTATTTGCCGGTGCGGGTGGGAGTGGTGAAGTGATCGATGCCGCAACGACAGAAGCGGAACGCGCAGGCGCGACGATTGGCGCGGGCATCGGCGTGATGCTCCTGGGGGGGATATGGGTTATCGGCGATATTATTATCGGCATGATTGTTTTTCTGACCAGGCCGAAAGCATAAGGAATACATTATGAATAAAAGAATTATATTCATGGTGTTTTTGTTTGCGGCTTTTTCGAAAATATATGCTGCGGATAATATTGATAAGGAAGGTCTGACAACGTGCCAGTCTGAAACAAACAGTGACAGGCGTCTGGCTTGTTACGATAAAATTATGCCACCTGCGGCAACTGCTCATAATAAAACAGCGGAAGGCGCCGGAAAATGGCAGATAGATTCAGAACTATCACCGGTCGATGATTCAAAAAACGTCACTCTCAGCTTGTCTGCTAATCAGCCAATTCGCTCACAATTTGGCGAGACGGTTACACCGGGTTTGTATGTTATATGCCGGGAGAATAAAACCGAGCTATTTATCAATTGGGGCGTATATCTCGGTATGGGGGATACAGAGGTGCTGTACAGGTTGGATAAAGCGAAAGCACAAACCAATTCATGGGGGATCTCTGCTGACAACAAGGCAGCCTTTTACCGGGGCAACACGATCGAGCTTGCCAAAGAGCTCGCAACATCTACCCGCTTATTTCTTCAGGTCACTCCATATGGTGAAAACACGGTGAGCGCAACGTTTGATCTTGCCGGTCTGCCGCAAGCCATTAAGCCGCTTCAGGAAGCCTGCGGCTGGAAATAA